TATCGAGAGCTTGCCGACAGGTACGAAAAAGCCCTTAAGAAAGCGCAAGAGTACGAAAAAAGAACAGGCACCGGACAAGACAGCTTCTTCGGTAGTGATCGATTCGTCCAACTTAGCGCCACCTTCTCCGACAATAGCACCGATAGTTGAACCTGTTGAATATGAAAACGTCATATTCAAACCCAACCCCGGCCCTCAGACAGCTTTCCTAGCTGCTCCTGAACGTGAGGTGTTGTATGGTGGTGCTGCTGGTGGTGGTAAAAGCTACGCCATTCTTGCTGATCCTCTACGCTACATAGCCCATCCCCAATTCTCTGGACTCATTCTTCGTCACACCACCGAAGAATTGCGTGAACTTATTTGGAAATCGCAAGAGATGTATCCAAAGATATATCCCGGCATTAAGTGGAGTGAAAGAAAGATGCAATGGCAGCATCCAAGTGGTGGCAAACTGTGGATGTCCTACCTTGACCGTGATGAAGACGTTATGCGTTATCAGGGTTTGTCGTTCTCCTACATTGCTTGGGACGAATTGACGCAGTGGCCTACACCATTTGCCTACAACTACATGCGTTCTCGTCTGCGTACTGCTGCTCCAGACCTGCCAGTGTTCATGAGAGCTACCACCAACCCCGGTGGACCCGGTCATCAATGGGTCAGGAAGATGTTCATTGTCCCTGCACCACCCGGTAAAAGCTTCTATGCAACCGATATTGAGACGGGACAGACGCTAGTCTACCCAAAAGGTCACAGCAAAGAAGGCTTGCCGCTGTTCAAACGCAAGTTCATCTCTGCAAAACTAGCAGACAACCCCTATTTGGCTGAGTCTGGTGACTACGAAACCATGTTGTTGTCCTTACCAGAGCACCAACGTAAGCAATTGCTTGAAGGCAACTGGGATATTGCAGAAGGCGCAGCGTTTTCTGAGTTCAATAGAGCCATTCACGTAGTAGAACCCTTCACCATTCCCTCAAACTGGCCCCGATTCAGGTCTTGTGACTACGGATATGGTAGCCATAGCGCTGTGTTGTGGTTTGCTGTAGCACCTGACGACAGTTTGGTTGTCTACCGAGAGCTTTATGTCAGCAAAGTATTGGCAGAAGACTTGGCTGTGATGATATTGAACGCTGAATCTGAGGAAAAGATTCGTTATGGTGTGTTGGATAGCTCATGTTGGCACAAACGTGGTGACACTGGACCCTCTATTGCTGAGCGAATGATCATGAAGGGGTGTAGATGGCGTCCTGCTGACCGTTCTGCTGGTAGCAGGGTGGCAGGTAAGAACGAAATACACCGCCGATTGCAGGTTGATCAGTACACTGAAGCGCCTCGTATGGTGTTCTTCAACACCTGTACACAAATCATTGCTGACTTACCAACTTTACCAATTGATAAGACAAATAACGAAGACATTAACACCAAAGTTAGCAACGACCACACCTATGATGCTTTGCGTTATGGTGTTATGAGCCGTCCACGCAGCGGGTTGTTTGATTTCGATCCTGCTTCTCAGACATCTGGCATGTCTGTGGCAGACCCTGTGTTTGGATATTGAAACATTTACTACTAAGAGGTTCAATGTTATACCTCTGCAACATCTTTACGGAAAACTATGGCACTTATTGACAAACCACAAAGCGACAAGAACATTGTCTTGGACGACTCTACCAAAACCGAAGACACCTTCAAAGCTGGTGGCTTGATTGCGTTCGTCAACGAGCGCTACACCCGCGCTGAAGAAAGTCGTCGCTCTGACGAGACACGTTGGCTACGTGCCTATCGCAATTATCGCGGCCTGTACGGTCCTGATATGCAATTCACATCGACTGAAAAGTCTCGTGTGTTTGTGAAGGTGACAAAGACTAAGGTGTTGGCAGCATACGGTCAAATCATTGATGTGTTGTTTTCTAACAACAAGTTTCCGCTGAGCATCGACCCGTCTGTGTTGCCTGAAGGTGTATTGGAGTCTGTTCATTTCGATCCTAAAGCTACAACACAACCTACACCAACCATTCCATTCGGTGAAGAAGGCAGTGCCGCCATCGGTAACGACTTCGACCTCGACAAGCTTGAGGAGATGTTGGGTGCTTTGAAGGATGACTTGAAAGATGTTCCCGGCTTGAAGAAGGGTCCGGGTCAAACACCATCGTCTGTGACATTCAACCCTGCTATGGTGGCAGCTAAGAAGATGGAGAAGAAGATTCATGACCAGCTTAATGAAAGCAACATGAACAAGCATCTCCGATCTACAGGCTTTGAAATGTCGCTGTTCGGTACAGGTGTGATGAAGGGACCGTTCGCTGTCAACAAAGAATATCCCAACTGGAAAGAAGACGGTACATATTCTCCCGTCATCAAGACATTGCCTGAAGGCTCTCACGTTTCTATCTGGAACTTCTATTGGGATCCAGACGCTAACAACACAGACGAATGTCAATATGTCATTGAGCGTCACAAGCTGTCACGCACTCAGCTTCGTCAATTGAAGAATCGTCCTCACTTTCGCAAGAACGTCATTGACGAAATCATTGCTGGCGGTGAAGGGTATGTGAAGAAGTATTGGGAAGACACCATCAAAGACTACTCTTTGAACTTCGGTGTTGATCGCTTTGAAGTGCTGGAGTATTGGGGCAACGTTGATGTTGATCTGCTCATTGAAAACGAAGTGGACATTCCTGAAGAATTCAAAGACGCTGGTGAACTGCAAGCAAACATTTGGTATTGCAACGGTAAAATTCTTCGCTTGGTGTTGAATCCTTTCAAGCCTTCAAAGATTCCCTACTACGCTGTCCCTTACGAACTCAACCCATACAGCCTTGCTGGTATTGGTGTTGCAGAGAACATGGACGACACACAGACATTGATGAACGGCTTCATGCGTATGGCTGTTGATAATGCTGTGTTGTCAGGCAACTTGGTGTTTGAGATTGATGAAACCAACCTTGTGCCCGGTCAAGACATGAGCGTCTATCCCGGTAAGGTGTTTCGTCGTCAAGGCGGTGCTCCCGGTCAAAGCTTGTTCGGTACTAAGTTTCCTAACGTGTCGCAAGAGAACCTTCAGTTGTTTGACAAAGCTCGTCAGCTTTCCGATGAAGCTACAGGTATGCCATCGTTTGCTCACGGTCAAACTGGTGTGAGTGGTGTTGGTCGTACAGCGTCTGGTATTTCGATGCTGATGAATGCTGCCAGCGGTTCGATCAAGACAGTGATTAAGAACGTCGATGACTATTTGTTGGCACCACTTGGTAAAGCCTTCTTCAGCTTCAACATGCAGTTTGACTTCGACCCTGAAATCAGAGGTGACTTGGAAGTCAATGCTCGTGGTACAGAATCGTTGATGGCTAACGAAGTGAGAAGCCAACGTCTGATGCAGTTCTTGCAGATTGTAAGCAACCCTGCATTGATGCCGTTCGCTAAGATGCCTTACATCATCCGTGAAATTGCTAAGGCGATGGACCTTGATGAAGACAAGGTGACGAACAACATGGACGAAGCTGCTCGTCAAGCTGCGTTGATGCCACAGCCTGCTGCACCTGCTGGCGCTCCTGCCGCTGGTGGCGCTCCCGGTGTTCCCGGTGTGGCTGACATGACAGGCGGTGGTGGTGGCAACATCGGTGTTGGTGCTGCTCCGCAACCGGGCGAACAAGGCTTTAGCGCTGCACCACAACCCGCACCTGTTGGAGCCGCTTAATGGATAAAGAATTCCTTCCAAAACTCAAAGGTATGCTGAACAGTCCTCATCTGTGGGATGCCTTTGTTGAAAAGCTCGACTATGACATTGAGCAACACCAGCGTAAATTGGAACAAGCAACTGAGATGTCCGATGTGTTTAAAGCACAAGGTGCAATAGTTGCACTACGTCAGTTGAAGTATTTGAAAGACGAAATCAATGCAAAATGAAATGAATCAATTGTTCGCTGAAGGCGGTGTCATGCAAGAAGGTGGCACAGTCGATCCAGTTTCTGGTAACGATGTACCTCCCGGCGCAATGAAAGAAGAAGTGAGAGACGACATTGACGCTAAGCTAAGCGAAGGTGAGTTTGTCATTCCCGCCGATGTTGTTCGCTACATTGGTCTTGAAACTTTGATGAAGCTTCGTGACAAGGCTAAGGCTGGTCTTAAGAAGATGGAAGAGATTGGTCAGATGGGTAATGCTGAAGAAGTAGAAAACCCTGAAGCGCTGCACAGTGATGAAGAAGAAGTGGATGATGAGTCTTTCTCTTCTGAGATTGATTCCATTCTTGGTGAAGACAACGAACAAGAGTTTGCTAAAGGCGGTGATGTTCGTAAGTATGCCCCCGGTGGTTATGTAGGCGGTGAAGAAAACAAACAGCTTTACGCTGACGCTCCCATCAGAGGTTTTGAAATGGTGGCTATGACCAATGATGCTGGTCAAACCATTTACATTCCTTTCATTAATGGTGTAGCTCAGTTGTCTATTCCTGCTGGTTATAAAGTTAAGACGCCTACTGCGGGTACAACACCTACTCCAACTACAGGCGGTGATGGTGGTGCTGCCACTACACAGCCAGTTGAAAGTGGTGGGGGTGATGGTGGACCAAGTGATGGTGGTGGTACAACATCTGGTCCTAATATCTCAATGACACCTGAGGGTCCGGTAGCCAACACTGTTAGTCCCACTCTTGGCTCTTTGGCTGGTATGGTTGTTGGTATGGTTACGGGATTACCTCCTTCGATCACTGCACAGATTGGTAAGTCTGTTGCCAATCAAATGAACTTTGCAGCGGATCAAGCTACTATGAACGTTTCAGTTGCACAAGCTGACACAAGCAATCCTGCAAATAATGAAGGCATAACAACTGCTGCCGCCACCCCGACTGCACCGGGTGGACCACAAGGAACAGGCGGTGCTGCTGCTGCCGCTGCCTCTAGTGCCGCCGCCGCTGCCTCTGCTGCTGGTCATTCTGCTGAAAGCATTGCTGCTGCTTCACAAGCCGCTGCTACTGCCACAGTTAATGGTCAAAGTCCTGCTGATGCTGCCGCTGCTGGTCAAGATGCGGCTAACGCCAACGCTGCCGATGCAGCCGATGCTGAGGGCGGTGGTCTTGGTACTGCCGCCACAGGTGGTGTTGGTGGTGTAAGTGGTGTAAGTGCAAGCGATGGTTCTGGTACAGCCGCTGGTGAAGGTACAGGTGGTACTGCTCCCGGTGATAGTGGTGATGGTGGCACTGGTGCTGCTTCTTCCGCTGGTGATGGTGGCGCTTCCGCTGGTGATGGTTCTGGTCCCGGATCAGGAGATGGTGATGGTGGCTATGCCAAAGGTGGTTTTGTTTCTAAACGTAAAGATAAAAAGACTAATAAGTCCACAAGTTTTGTAACTCGACAGAAGTAATAGCGTACAATGAGAATACCAAAGTCTGTGGTGGGCAGACTGGTACTTAATAACACCCACCATCATTGGCTACCTGACTCCGAGACAACATAGTCTCCTACAGTGCAGCCCCAACTTAAAAGGTATTTATGTCTGAAATGGTAATGGAACAGCAATCGCAGAAAACTGCAATTGTCCCCTTCGGTAAACGCAACGCCAACCGTGAGCGCATCGAACGAGAAGAAGCTGAGCTTAAACAACTCAGTGAACAAAACAACAAGCCTGCTCCGGCGGAAGAAAACGCTGATGACGACAGCAACTTGAGCGCTGAAGAGAAGAGCTTCAAAAAGCGCTATGGCGATCTTCGTCGTCATTCACAACAACAAGCGTTAACTTTGCAAAAGCAAATCGACGAACTGAAAGAACAGCTTACAAAATCTACCGAGCAACAAATCAAGCTGCCAACAAGCGAAGAAGAACTGGCAACATGGGCAAAGACCTATCCAGACGTGGCAAAGATTGTTGAAACCATTGCCATCAAGAAAGCCAAAGAACAAACAGCAGCGCTTGATGAACGCTTCAAAGCCTTGGACGAGCGAGACAAACTGACAGCACGAGAGAAGGCTGAGCTTGAGTTGTTGAAGCTGCATCCCGACTTTGACACCATTCGAGACACTGATGACTTCCACAACTGGGCAGACGAACAACCATCTTGGGTACAACAAGCTTTGTATGAGAACGATACAGATGCTCGTTCTGCTGCTCGTGCCATTGATCTTTATAAGGTTGATCGCAACATTGGTAAAGCGAAACCAGAGAAGAAGAATTCTGGTGCAGCAGAGAGTGTCAACACCCGTGGTAGCAGGTCTGCCCCATCCGGTGAAGACACTGACGGTGTCATCTACGAATCGCAAGTGAATAAGATGAGTTCTTTGCAGTACGAGAAGAACATGGAAGCTATTCAGAAGGCTATGCAGACTGGTAAGTTTGTGTACGACTTGAGCGGTAATGCACGATAATAGTTGACACGGGCTGAAAAAGTCTGATATAACTTTACATAGGACGAAAAGGGTAGCTCCCCTGACCATGCCGATTCATGGCCTAGTCCTTTATCTAATCGGGGATTGTTATGAATGATATGAAGACTTGCAGTTGTTGCAAGATTGAGAAGAGTGTTAGTGAGTTCGGTAAAGACAACTCTAAAGCTAGTGGTATTAAATCTAGTTGTAAGAGTTGTAACAATTCAAACATTAAAGTTTGGAGAGAAAAGAACAAGGAGTACCGACTGTCTTATGACAAACAGTACCGCACCAACAACAAGGAAAAGATTAAAATTAAGAATCAGAAGCGTTATGCTAATCTGACGCTTGATGAAAAGTTTGATCAGTTAGTGAAGACTGCTGATAAACGAAAGAATAAGAAGTGTTTTATCACTGTTGAACATCTTCATGATGTTTGGCAGAGACAAGAAGGTCTATGTGCTTACACTAAGTTGCCGCTGACTAGCGAAGGCCACCAACTTAATACAGTAAGCCTAGACAGAGTAGATAGTAGCAAAGACTATACGGTTGATAATATCCAATTGGTCTGTGTTCCTATCAATAGGATGAAGCTTGACTACACTGAAGAAGTGTTTATTGAGCTTTGTCGTTTAGTAACGCATAACGTAAGTAAGCAGACAACCTAGTTGATCTAGCCTATGCCAGCCTCTTTAGCTAGAAGAGGTTTGTCATACACCTAGTTGATACAGCCCTGTGGAACTTGAGTGAGCGTATTTTAGTATATGCCATACATTTATCTAT